ACAATTGATGCTTCATATGGTGTATTAGTACTATTGGGTAGATAAATTTTATCATTTACTTTTGCACCAACCCTATAACCCTGAGTGATAACTAAAGGTTCAACATCTTTTGATTTATATCCATGTAAATATAATTTAGTGCTGGTAGAAGCAACATCATTAGTGGCAGCAATTGATACCCAATCAAGTTCTTCTTCGTCTGTATCTATAGCTCTTGGTGGTATTATAGAAGTAATAAATCCTTTATCATCTTTTGTAAATGCCTCCCTCTTAAATCCATCTGATATGAGTGCTAATTGACCAAAGTTTGAGTTTGAGTTTGTAATTGATGCGTCTGCACCACTTTCTGCAGAAAAATGTTTAGCATATCCAATTGCAAATACAGAAACTATCTGTAAAACTGCATCATTTGACATTTTAATATGACATGTTTCCCACCCATCTCGATATATTGCCCCAGAATTTAAATGATATACCTGTCCTGTGGCAGTTGCAGATGATCCACTAGATAAATCTGAACCATAAACAGCAGAACCTACCGCTATTTTATTATAACTTCTAGTTGAACTATCATATTCTACGAAGGCACGATCATCTTTTTGTAGAGATACACCAGTGAATTGAGCAACAACCATCGAACGAAATCCTGTTGCCTTGTCTCCATCCGCATGTAAACCATTTAATCCATAAACGGATCTCATTGAAATATTAAAGATATATGGAGATGCACCAAATACAGTATCAGTTTCAATAGTTGCTGTTGCTGAAGCAACATTTCCTACTTTTAAATCTAAAGGAAAACTTTGTAAAGAATAAGTAAATTCTTTATCATTACTTAAATTAATAGATGTGACTATTGCCGATATATTATAGTTTGTTGGGATAACTCCTCTAATTTTAATAGGTGTTCCAACTTGAAAACCATGTGCTATTTTAGTTCTTACGGTTACAACTGATGTAACCACACCACCAGAACCAGCTTCTATTGAGGTAAGTTCTAATGGATCTGCTGCAAATGCACCAACAATTTCATATTCTGGTCTTTGTTTTTCAAATGCAAGGGCATCTTGTGGATATTTTTCTGATTGCTCTATTTCTCTGGTAGAGGCAGTATTATATGCATTAGACAATTTAGCATAATACATATCAAGATCTGTAATACCATAGGTACTTACATTGTTAACACCATCAGCATATTCAAATACAGTTAATTTATTATGTGAAAATGTTGGTATTGATTTTTTAGTATCACTGAAATCTGTATTGTTTGTATATACTAGAGAGTTTTCATTTCCATCAAATATGGAGAATTGCCAAAAGTAACAAGTACCAGTTATTCTAAAAATAGATGATGTGGGTACATTAATATCAGTAGGATTTGGAACATATAATGGTCTTATTTTTGTCTTTCTTAAATCTAAACCAACAACTGAAGTTCCTCGTGGAACAATTACACCACCATTAACACTATTAAATTTATAAAGTATATTATCTTCTTGTGCTAGATTAAAATTAGTATTTAAGTTTAAATCTAGTGTGATGCTTGCATTACTCTCAACACCTCCAGGAGATTTAACTTTAGCAACTCCAGAAGAATCAAAACATTGAAATCCAGGCCTATTATCTATAATATGCTCACCAGGCATTAAAAGAACAGTGGTTTTTTCTACACTATCATTACTTCTTCCTTTAATATAAGAAAATCTCGCAGACTCAATTAAAGCTCTTTGCAAGGTTTTAAATGGTCTAGCGAGAGAATTACCTTGATTATCAATACTATCAGAGGAATCTAAATCACTTGGACTTACATAAAGAATACGACCTTCAGTATTTTTTATGAAATTATCTAATTTATTCAGAGGCATGGGATTATGACTACTAAAATTATTACTATATCTTATTTAGTTAGCTAAGAATATCAACTCTCCGCACTTCCTCCTCTTGTATGTAATATAATAAATTCATCCTCTTCATCATTTTCTGTATATTTTTCTTTATAATGTTTACGATAATCATCATGTAAATTTTCTAGTGCCTCAAGTTTTTTGTCCACAATCTACCTCTTATTTACTCGATATTTATACATCAGGATGCTTACAAAAAGTAGGTTCATCATCATGTTTTCTTTCATAATCATATCCTTCTATTACAACCACTGGTGCAACAACTCTATGAAACTCACGAAAATATTCTTCTCTATTCTTTGCGTACTCTCTAGTCATTTTGCCAGTTATAATTTTATTATATAGTATATCACAAAAATTTATTATGTCAAATTATAAATTTGTATCTGCATGAGGCATTCTTATATACCATCCAGTTGCAATATATTTTGGAATATCACCCGTTAAAAATCCACCTCTATGAGTATGAGTATAAGTTGCTGGCCATAAAACAATTGTTCCTTTTTTTGGTTGTATGGATAATTTTTGGTAGATAAACTCTGTAGCACCTCCATTTTCTATAGGAATATCATTTAAATATAACATCCAAACTACAACTCTATCTCTACAATCAAATGAATTTGATTCAGAGTGCCAAATATGATAACCACCCCCAACTTCAGTTTTTTGTATCTTTGCTGTGAATAAACCTAAAGGATCACCATGATCTAATTCTGGATAATGAATAACATATTTGTTAAAGGTTCTTTGAGTAACCGTTTTCATCACATTCACTGCAAATTGTGTATTCATGTGCTCAAGAAAAATTTGACGATCATGTCTTCCATGTCTTCCCTGACTAAATTGATCTCTACCATTAAATATGTGTGATCCACCTTCTACTTTATCAAATCTTTTTATTATTTCATCACATTCATCTGAGGTAAAGGCATTTTCATAAATTCCTATGTGATCAATAATTTTTTCAGAAATATTATTTTCATCGAACTTTTGTGTTTCAGTTTGTGTTTTAATTTTTTCCATAATAAATTAATAATTTAATTGCATTTTAACTTGAACTAATTACATCGCCAGCTTCTATTATCTCTAGAGACGCTTGTGCATTAGCATTTATTTGAACATTGTTGTCATTACCAGTTGCTCTATTACATTGTAATTGTAACCTATATCTGCAAGCACCAGCTGGTACACCCTGATCCATAAAAAAATGACTAAAAGAAACAGAATCATAATTAGGATCTAAAGATGGTTGTGCTGCCCCCAAATCTATGACTGTGGTTGCATCATCAGGATTACCACTACCAGAATCTCTAGCTACTCTAATTCCTGCAGCACCTCTCTGATTACCATTAGTATTTGCTTGACAATTACCTCTCATTGAAATATGCATAATACTATTATTTGAATGTTTATTAAACGTA